GGTGGCAAAGAAGAGGAATGCGGGGCGGCAATCGGATGGAGTTTACCGAGGCCAGAACGAGATTGAGGAGGAACGATGACGAACGCAAAAGTGGTGTTTATTGGAGAAATCTCGCAGATAGCGGGAGTAGCGTCAATGGTGGGCGGCGTGGTGCTGAGCCTACGGCATTGGCCGGCAGCCGTGGCGCTGGTTGGGGGGCTGGCAGCGTATTTTGTGGGGAAAAAACTGCGAGGGCAGTAGAAGGAACCCAACGCAGAGACACAGAGAGCGCAGAGTCAGAGCCAGGGAAAGAAGCGGATGGGGGATACCCTCGCGATTAGGAACTGGTATAGGCCATTCGCTCAGCAGGAACTGTTTCACAAGTCGCGTGCGAAATACCGGTTGTTTGGCGGGGCGGCCGGACCAGGAAAGAGTAAGGCGCTGCTAGCAGAGGCGATCGGGCAGGCGCTGGAAGTGGCGGGAAGCGACACGCTGCTGTTGCGGAGAACTTTCCCGGAGTTGGAATCGTCACTGCTGACTTATTTCCGGCGGGATGTTCCGAGGGATTTGTACCGGAGTTACAACGAAGCAAAGCATGTGGTGACGTGGACTAATGGGTCCACAACGCGGTTTAGGTACTGCCGGAATGAGAATGATGTCTACCAATACCAGGGCGCGGAATTTTTGTTCATCGGAATCGATGAGCTGACACATTTCACGCTGAAGCAGTGGCAGTTTCTGACGTCGAGGAATCGGTGTCCGGTTCTCAAATACACATCAGGCAAGGATCACGGCAAAAAGGTTGTTCCGTGCATGGCGGGGGCTACGAATCCGGGGAACATCGGGCACGCGTGGGTGAAGGCGCTTTGGGTGGATAGGGTGGCGCCGGCGGGGTTTGAGCGACCGGAGCTTTATGATGCGAGCGAGTATGAGTTTGTGCGGGCACGGATTGAGGACAATCCGATTTATGCGAATGACGTGAATTACAAGAAGACACTGGCGGCGCTGCCGGACCGGTTGCGGAGGGCGTTCCTGGAAGGGGATTGGAGCGTTCTGGATGGACAGTACTTCGATTTGTTTGAGCGTGGGCGGCACACGGCGCGGGCGGAGTCGCTCCGGTTGGAGGAGTGGGCGCCGCGCTGGATTTCGATTGACTGGGGATTTAAGCATCCTAGCGCGGTGTATTGGCATGGGGCGGCGACCGGCGACCGGTGGCCAGCGACCAGCGAGAAGAGAAGAGTTAACGCAGAGTTCGCTGAGAGCGCCGAGCACGCTGAGAAGAGCGGACGGATCGTGACGTATCGCGAGTTTGTGCAGAGCGAATTGTCGCCGCGGATGTTGGGGCAGGCGATTGCGGAGCGGACGCAGCGAGAGAGGATTCGGGAGATTTATTTGTCTCCGGATGCGTTTGCGAAGCGGACGAGTGAGGCTTCGATTGCGGAGCAGTTGGGGGATGTGCTGGAGCAGAACGGTTTGCCGCGGCCGGTGCCGGCGGATGACGACCGGATTGGCGGATGGCAGTTGATGTACCAGTTGCTGGAGCGGGATGCGTGGATGATTGTGGAGAATTGCCCGCGGCTGATTGAGTGTTTGGCGCTGCTGGTGCGCGACGACCGGCGCGTGGAAGATGTGCGAAAGATGGAAGGCGATGACGCGGCCGATGCGGCGCGTTATGGACTGGTTCCCGGCGTGAGATATGCCGGTGTTGGGGCATCCGCTGTAGGCGGACCCGGGGCGGGGCAGGCTCCGCCCGAATTTGGGAATGGAACGGCGCGGTTTGTGCCGGGGATTCCGGTGGACGTGCAGATCCAGAGGCAGATTACGGCGGAGGATCCGACTTCGCGGGCGATTCATCAGCAGAGGCTGCAGGCGGAGGCGAAGAGGCAGTTGGGGCCGCAGAAGTTTGGGAAGAGAAAGAGGTAACGAAGTAAAGAAGCAAGGATGTAACGACTGAGGCCAAGAATCGAGACTAGGCGAATCATGTTTGAAATTTTGAAGAGGGCGTTTAGGACGCGGTATGTAGGGATGTTGGAGGGGGAAGTGGCGCGACTGCGAATGGAGAATCGAGCACTGATGAATTCGTTGCTGGGGACGGCGGGCTTTCCGCCGGTGGAGTTTGCGGATGCGGTGAAGCCGGTGGAGTTGCCGAGGATGAGGCGAAGATCGTGGCAGCAGGTTCAGAGGAAGAATGAGAGTGAGGCAGTGAAGGGAATCAGCGGCGAATGAACGGAAAAAGATTTTAACACGAGGACACAGAGGAAGACCACAGAGGGCACGGAGACGAAATGATTGGGGACGTTATAGAACGGGCGGCAGCGGGTTGGGGGCCGGGGATGATAGCGCCGGCGGATGGAAATTCGACGGGAGATGCGCGGGGTTACGGCGCGGCAGAACTGGGGCCGAACTTTGAGTTGTTGGAGGAGTTGCGGCCGGAGGTGGTGAATGCGCTGCGGGAGTTGGTGCGGCAGTACCGGCAGGAGGGCGTGACGGCGCGCCGGCATGAGATTCGGCGGATACGGCAGGCGCGGCTTTTCTGGCAGGGGTTGCAGTACGCGTGGTGGAACCCGAATGACATGAACTGGCATTTGCCGTTTGAGCAGAAGTTCAGCGATGACCGGACGCTAGAGGAGATGCCGCGGTATCAGTTTGTAACAAATTTTTACCAAGGATTCGGGCTTTCGTTTGTGGCGGTGCTTTCGCAGGATGTGCCTAGCGTTAGGTTTTATCCGCAATCGGCACAATCGCTGGTGGATATTGCGGCGGCGAAGACGGCTAGCGACGTGGCGGAGTTGGTGGAGCGGAATAATCATGTGGAGCATCTGCTGACTTCGATTGGGTATTTTTTGTGGACGGATGGGAAGGTGGGCGCGTATGTGCGGTACGTGGCGGATGGGCAGCGGTTTGGGTTTCGCGAGCAGGAGATTGTGGCGGGGGTGGAGATTGCGTTGGGTCCGGACGTTTGGGTTTGTTCGGGCTGCGGCAAGGAGACGGCGGTTGATGGTTATCAGCGAACGGATAGCAGAGATCAGGTTGCGGGAGATGACGGCGAGACCTTGCCTGGGTCCCTCCACTCCGCTGCCGGCGCACCAAACTACGGTGCGCAAGAAAATGCCGGCCGCTCCGGTCGGGATGACAGTTATGGAGATGGGCGCATCAGCGGAGATGAGTTTGACGATGAGGTCCTTCGGGGCGCAAACGGCGCGCCCCTCAGGATGACAAACTTTAAGAATGCTGGCCGGCTGGAAGCCGTCGCTACCGGCTTGTGCGCTGGATGCGGGGCGGAGTTGGGGGAGAAGGATCTGAAGAGGGCGGAGAGGGTTACGGTGCCGCGGGTGGTGGAGACTCGGCGGGTGGCGAATGGGCAGGAAGTGATTTCGATAGCGGGCGGCTTGGAACTGAACACGCCGGTGTGGGCGAATGAGATGCATGAGTTTCCGTACTTGCAGTGGCAGACGGAAGTGCACCGCGCGAAGTTGAAGGCGGCGTATCCGCACGCGGCGAACAAGATCGAGACCACTCCTTCGCAGGGGGCGGAGGATGTGTACGCGCGGGTTTCGCGGATCAGCGTGGAGCAGGGATTGCCGTCGATTCACCCGGGCGATGCGCTGATGAACCTGATTACGTTTGACCGGACGTGGCTGCGGCCGTGGGCGCTTTATTCGGTGGAAGACGAGGACGTGCGGCGGGAGTTGCTGGCGCTCTTCCCGGATGGATGCTACGTGGCGTTTGCGGGCGACGCGTATTGCGAAGCGCGGAATGAAAGCATGGACGATCACTGGCGGGTGCTGCATGCGCTGCCGGGAGACGGGCAGAATCGTCCGAGCGTGGGCGATTCGCTGGTGCAGGTGCAGGAGCGGTACAACGTGCTGAGCAACATGCAGGCGGAGACGTACGAGTATGGGATTCCGCCGATTTATGCCGACCCGCAAGTTTTGGATTTTGACGCGCTGGCGAACCAAGTGGCGGAGCCGGCGGCGCATTTTCCGGCGCGCGCGCGGCCGGGTCAGCCGTTGGCGGCAGGATTTTTTCAGCCGGCGCCGGCGCAGGTGCCTCCGGACATGATTCGTCATCAGCAGGATTTGATTGGGCCGGTGGCGCAATTTTTGACGGGACTGTTTCCCGCGGTGTTTGGCGGGAACATGGAGGACGTGAAGACGGCGAGCGGTTATGCGCTGGCCCGCGACCAGGCGCTCGGGCGGCTGGGATTGGTGTGGCGTCGGCTGAAGCAGTTTTATGGCGAGGTGATGCTGCTGGGCGTGGAATCGTTTCGGAAGAACCGGCCGGAGGATGTGGATGTGCCGCTGCTGGGACCGGACGGGATGCTGGACGCGCGGATGATCCGCGTGGCGGATTTGAAGGGGAATATTGCCGTGCATCCGGAGGCGGATGAGACGTTCCCGCGGTTGAAGTCGCAGCAGCGCGGGGTGCTGCAGCAGTTGTTTGGGTTGAAGGATCCGTTGATCCAGGAGGCGATGGCTGATCCCGCGAATATCGGGTACATCAAGAATGTGCTGGGGCTGACGGAGCTGGTGGTGCCGGGAGAGGATTCGAGGAATAAGCAGTTGCGGGAGATACAGGTGTTGTTGGGAGCGGCGCCGATCGTGGTGGAAGTTCCTGCAGCAGGTGATCAGAAAACAGCAATCAGCGATCAGGAGGCAGGAGGAGACACGCACAGAGTCGTGCTGCCTTCGGTGGCTGTGGATTTGTTGTTGGATAACCATGCGGTGGAGTTTGAAGAGTGCAAGAGGTGGGCGAATTCGGAGGCTGGGCAGAGCGCGCGGATGACGAATCCGGCCGGGTTTGCGAATGTGCGTGCGCATGCGGAGGCGCATTTGCGGGCGATGCAGGGAGTCCAGAGTAATCAGGCGACCGGGTCTTGAGGGCATTTTGAAAATGGCGTATCTGCAATTTACGGGCGCCTTCTTGCGTACTCCAGTATAGGCAGGCTACGCGATGCGCTCGTGTTTGACCTATCCAACAAAGACGGATTCGACCGAAAGGGTGGTCGACACGGCCCTTTGGATTCTTAAGTTTGTGTTCATGATGTTTTTATCGGGGTGTTGAGCTATGACAAGCGAAGTGTTCACCTTAACGGATGAGCAGATATTGGGGATGGAGGCGGAGGGGCGGGAGACTGAGACCGAATCGACGACCCGGCAGCAAGTGAATGATCGAGGGGTCGCCGCGGAAGGCCCCATCCCTGAAGAAGTGAGTTACAGGGACAGCGCGGTCGGTAGAGATGCGAAAAGCGCACAGCCAGGAATGGCTGTGCCACTGGGATTGGCACAGGAGCCGCCGGGGTGGTTGGCGCGGGAGATGAAGGATCCGTGGGTGGGGGAAGAGGCGCGGGAGTTGTGGGAGGGCGTGCAGCGGGCGCAGCGGGCGGCGGCGGCTTATCGGGAGGCGTTTGGTACGCCAGAGGATGCGCGGGCATTGAAGGAGATTTATCCAGGGGGAGTGGCGGAGGCGAAGAGCGCGGCAGAGCGGGCTCGGGAGTTGGCGGAGATTGATGCGGTGTTTTTTGGGGCGGCGGGGAAGCCGACGGAGGAATTGCGGGCGGGAAGAGTGCAGTTGGTGGAAAAGTTGTATGCGCAGGACCCGGCGGCGTTTCGGGAAATGGTGGAGGCGGGGGTGAGGATTTTGGGGCGAGCGTCGGGTGGCCAGCGATCCGTGGCCAGCGCAGAGGGGAAAGCGTTATCTCAAGATGCAACGACCTTGCCGGGGTCCCTCCGCTCCGTGGCCTGCGTGCCAGAAAACGGCGCGCAGGAAAAAGCCGGCCACGCCGGTCGGGATGACAGTTTGGGTAGCAACGCAAATAGGAATATGCAGCATGTTCAGGCGTACCGAGAGTTTGAGCGGGCTACGAATGCGGAGTTGGAGAAGAGTGTGGGCGGGGCGATTGGGCGGGCGATGGAGGCGGCGTTGCCGAATTTGAGGCACGCGAACGCGGCCGCGGGGGAGGGGCAAGCCCCTCCCCTACAAGAGAGATTGCGGGCGGCTGTGCGGGAAGAGGTGGAGACGGCACTGCGGAGCGATGCCTCGTTGGGGGAGCAGGTGGCGCGGATTTTGGGCGGACATCGATTGGATGAGGCGACGCGGGCGCAGGTGGTGCGATTGATTGACGCTCGGGCGCAGCAGTTGGTGCCGGGGGCGGTGCGAAAAGTGGTGGGAGCTTGGACGCAAGCGACGTTGGGTGGGCGGAAAACGGCCGCGGTCGCGGAGCCGGCCGCGCGTGGCGAGCAAGAGCGGCGAGCGGAGCGGGCGGCGAGTTCTTCGCAAAAGACAACGAGTGGAGATTCGGCAGCGAACAGGAATGCACAGACGGCGGCCGGCCGCAGCGTACCGCGTGGACGCGTGGATTATCGGAAGTTGAGTGATGAGCAGATTTTGGGGATGTGAGGGTGGAAAGTAATCAGTAATCAATTATCGGTAATCAGTAAGAGGACGGACGGCGCGAGTGGGTTTCGCGCCGTTTTTGTTTTTGAGTTTCAAGAAAAGAAAAGATTTAACACAGAGGGCACAGAGGCGGAGCACAGAGTTCACAGAGATGAGTAAGCAGGAACAGCCGACCTGAAGGTCGCCGGCACCTGGGATTTCGGAACGTACAACTTAAGGAGAGATAAAAAATATGCCAGCACAAGCAAACGCGAATGTCATCGCGTTGCAGCTCGAGAAGGTGCGCGACAAAGTGCCCCTGCTCTATGAGCGCGACGACATTCTCTTGACCATGATCCAGCAGCGGGGAGACATCGAGAAAATATCCAGCCGCAACATGCGGCTGCCGCTGCAGGTGAATCCCGGAGGCAAAGCCGGTTCGTACAACGCGGACGGCGGCGACCTGGGGCGCGGCGCCGGAACGCAGTACGACGTGGCGCAGGTTTCGCCGATCTTCTTCCGGTTCGCAATTGAAATCACGAAACTGGTGGAATATGCGACGACCGGACGGGAGCGCGCGGTTGAGAACGCGGCGAAGCGCGAAGTGGCGAACGGGATGAAGCAGTTCCGGGCGTTCCTGGACAAACTGATCCAGACGGCGGGAAACGGTGCTGGGAACGATCAATTCCGTGGCCGGCAGCGTGCTGACGATGAGTGTGCCGAATGGCGCGGCGCTGGTGTACGTGGGCCAGACAATCCAGGTGTACGACACAACGCTGACGACGAACCGCGGAACATGCCAGGTGGTGGCGGCGGATCCGATCAGCCCGACACAGACGATCACCGTGGACGTGCTGCCGGGCGGGACGGTGGCGACGGATGTGATTGTGCATGACGGGTTGAGCGGTGCGCAGCCGACTTCGTTGTTTGGGATCAAGTACCACCAGAACAACGCGACGACGGGAACCTGGTTGAACCTGAACCGCGCGACATACCCGGTGCAGTTGCAGACGCCGCGCGTGAACGCGGGAAATGCGGCGCTGACGCCGGCGAACGTGCGCCTGGCGATCAACAAGGTGAGAAAGGCGCTGGGCATCAATCACCTGAGCAAGCTGATCGCGTACATGGCGGTGGAGCAGGAGCATGCATGGGAAAACCTGGGGATCACCGTGAGCCAGATCATCAAGGAAGGTGGCAGCGGCAGCGGGAACGATCTGGATTTGCTGTTCACCGGACGGAAGACGATGAGCGGGATTCCCATCAAGTCCAGCGTGAACGCGGACCAGACGCGCGTGGACTTCCTGGATTTGTCGCACTGGGGAAGGGCCGTGTTGAAGGACATTGATTTTTACGAGGTCAATGGGAACACGGTGTTTCCGATTTACGGTGCGAGCGGCGGTTTGGCGGCGAGCTATATTTTTTATTTTGATACCGCCTTTCAACTTTGGTCGGACAGTCCAAGGAGCGGAGCGTTTATTGATACGCTGGCCCGGCCTAGCGGGTACTAATCAGGCGACAGTGGCCAGTGGCCGGTGCCCAGTGAAGAGATCTCTCTTTACTGGTCGCTGGTCACCGGTCACCGGCCACTCCATGTCCATGATTGAGCTGATACGCGAGAGACATGAGACGCCGGTGAGCGTGGCGCAGCGATTGTGTTTGGCTGGCGGAATAAACCGGTATGGAGAAGCGAATTACCGGGCGGTGTGGGGATGGAACCGGTTGGGATGGATTGGAGGGAAGTTTGAGGACCGGGATGCAGCGGGGAATCTGGTGCGCGAAGTAGTGGAGCTGCGGTGGGAGCCGAAGTATCCGCAGGTGAATCGCTGGCATGTGGAGCGGTGGGTAGCTCCGGAAGCGTATGGATCGCCTCGGGCGTGGTATGCGCAGACGATGGAGCGGGCGGATGGGAAGAGCGTGGCGGCGCTTGGGCCTTATCCGGAGCGCGGGGAGTATGAGCATTGTTTTACGTTGCAAGGGCCGCGCGGGGAGTTTGTGCAGTTGACGCCGACGATTGCGGAGCATGTGGCGCGGGCGATTGAGTGGGCACGCGGGCGGAATCGAGCGTCGCAACGCGCGCAGTTGTATGAAAGGGAAGCGCGGGAAGAGCGAGCGTATGAGGAGTGGGCGTTTGCGGTGATGGATGATGGGGCGCCTGCGTTTGGCGGGAAGCCGATGGTGGCGGTGGGGCGATTCAGAAAGAAACAGAATGCCTACCACAGAGACGCAGAGAACGCAGAATTCGGAAGAGAAGAAACGTCATCTGAAGGCTGTCATTGGAGTGACGATGAGAGCAAGTCGTGTCGAGGTGTGGTTGAAGGGGATGCTGGCCGCCGGCGTGAGTGGGGCGGCGGGCGGGGTGATGACGGGACTGGCGGCGGTGGGGATTGATCCAGGGCATTTTAATTTGCAGGCGGGGATGGGCGCGACGGTGCGGATTGGGGCGGCGGCGGCGTTGATCAATGCGGTTATCGGGGTGGCGGCGTATTTGCAGAAGTCGCCGTTGCCGGAGGGGTGATCTAGAAACAGAAAAGGCGACCCGTTTAGGTCGCCCCGAAAACTTAGCGTGTACTGGACACGCCTCTCAAGCGAATTCAGGTTGCAACCGTAAGAAAATATTGTCAAGCCCCTTCACGTCAAGGACAGAACGGCCCGCCTCGGAAGGCAGGCCCTACAAGAGCTAGGAGTCGGAGAAGCAAAACCCAAGAGGCTGGCTTGAAAGCCAGCGCTACATGGAAGATTGAAGCGAACGAAGAGGGCAGAGAATATGCCAGTTGTTGGATCGAGTGCTTATAACACGGTGGGGCAGATTACGTCGCTGGTTAGGTCGCTGCTGAACGATGCGCAGGGGAATTTGTTCACGGATACTGTGCTGCTGCCGTACCTGAATTCGGCGTATCGGAGAGTACAGCGGGCGATCGGTAATGCGGGCGGCGGGGGATTTATCCAGGACGACGCTCTGCTGGTGGTGACGGCGGTGGCGGGGCAGGATGCTTCGCTGCAGGTGTCGATCAGCGACGCGACGGCACCGCCGAATCAGTTGCCGACGGATCTGCTTGTGCCACTGAAGATCTGGGAGCGGCCGAATCTATCCACGCAGGAGTT